GGATGGTATGTCGTTTTCTGATGTTCAGGACTTCATTGGTTGGATTGCTCCGGATGATAATCACATTGATATAGAGCTTCACTCGTGTGGTGGTGATGTGGCTGAAGGATATGCTATATATGATGCATTGAGAGCTACAGGGAAAGAAATTTCCGCAGCTGTGGTAGGTAGATGTGCTTCTATGGCTACGGTTATTCTTTTGGCTGCTCCCTTAGAGCGAAGAAAGATGTATCCTCATGCCAAGATGCTCATTCATTCTCCTTATTGCCCTGGAATCGAAGGCTCTGTGGATATTGCAGCGTTGGAATCTTTGAAAGCAGGTCTGGAAGCAGAGCGTGAGCGTATGATTTCTATTTATGTGGAGCGATGCGGGGTTGATCGTGCTCTTATTGAAGAGCAAATGTCAAAGGAATCATGGTTTGGTGGAGAGGTTGCCAAACAGTTAGGTTTTATCAGTGAAGTTATCATGCCAAAATCGGC